GGTTATAAATAAAAACTCCCTAGGGGCAAAAAGCCCCTGGGAGAAGTCCTTTAAAACCAACAAAAAAGGACTTTTTTATTACGGTGTATCACAACAAGTATTATAAAAGAACTCAAACTCAAAGTCTGATCCACTACCTCCAATAAATTCAAAGTTCGTAACAAAGCAAGGATTTATTAATGCATTACCTGGTGTAACATTTTCATAATTTCTAATCTGTAATGTTCCATAGTTTCCATTCCCATTGTTTTTTATATTCTTCATCTGTATAATATTTCTTTGGGATAGAAGATCAGGATTAAAGTTGTATATATCCATATTACCTAGAGGACATATAAAATCCGGTTGTGTAATTATTTTAGGTGTACTACTGGCTATAAATACAGATCCTACTTGTGCGTTTGAATTCAAATCAACAGCTCCTATTGTTATTCCATTCAACTTTATAGCAAAGTTATCGTCTCTATCAGAATTCTCATTACATATCTGGAACACTAGGGTTTGCTCTGGACACTCTGGTGGAGCATCAATATCAACATCTTTATAGTTTGTACATTCAGGACTAGCAGATCTAACTCTAACAACTGTTGTTCCATCAGGAACGTTATAGGATACAAATCCAGCAAGTAGTTGATTTTTTGAAACACCGGTTTCAAATGCTTCTGTAAAACCATTCACTTGAGAAAACAAGTTAAAAGGTCCAGCATCATCTCCTACATAACTAGCCTGTATTACTATTGTCTTCATAATTAAAACTGAATTGGAATATCTATATAATTTTCATTACAACTAGGATCGTCGTTTACAACTCTCAATACTGTAGGTGAAGAAGGTCCACTATCTGGAACATCAATATTATATCCTACAGGACTAGTTAACACAGTAATTGATATACCTGTTGCAAGAGGAATAGTATAACTATCTGCATTACTATATAAACTACAAGGACCTGCACAAGCTCCTGGATTGTTTAATTTTACGTTTATTGTTAATGTACCTATAGCCATGATTATCTATTTTTTATGCGTTACAAGGAGTGGATGCTGTTATTTCTCCAAAGTTATTTATTTGAATATTGTAAGTGATAGGGTCTGGTGATGCAATTGCTCCTTGATATCCATAATATAAGTTGCCTCCATTAAATGTGTTATTTCCACCTGAGTCCGTGTATATGAAATCTCATATTGCAGGAACTTCTGACACTCCATCTTTCCACACAAAATTACTTAAATCATCATTACAACCTGTTACTGCTTGACCATTTTGAGTTCTAATTCCAGCATATTGTGGGTTTAAACTAGCAGTTGTAGTGGTTGAAGTGGTTGCAGGTTTACTAGTACTTGTTGTTGTTGTACCTTGAGTTACAATAGCTGTTCCTGTACCTAGACTACAGTCACATGTTGTAGTGCTTGTAGTTGTAGAACTAGTAGAAGTACTTGTTGAAGTACTGGTAGAAGTGCTACTACTTGTAGTAGTTGTTGTTTCTTCTTTATAAGTATCAGCTACAAATGAGAAAGCTACAGGATCTACCGAACCACTTTCAGTATAATCAGGAGACATTAGTGTAACAAAATTGTCAATACAGAAGAAACAAGTGTCTTGTGCTTGATATAATACACCATTTTTAGCAATACTATGTATAAAGTTATAAGTACCAGTTCTATCTGTTTCTAGTGACGCAGATACTACATCTCCTACAGCTACAGTTATTTGTCCACTTTGTGAATTAGCATTACCTGTAATTGTTGCATCTACTACATTGTTTCCATTAACATCAATTTTAAGTTGTGATGATTGTGGTTCAATAGCAGTTAACGAACTTGGAGTATTTGTTATAAGCTCCCAGTTAAGTTTAACTTCTCTAATTGTTGTTGTTGAACTAGTAGTACTAGTTGAAGTTGATGTCGTACTAGTTGAAGTACTAGTTGTAGTACTTGTAGTAGGACAGTTTGTTGGTAATATAATACAGTTTTCACAAACACCGGTAGAACACACCTTGACATTAGTTGTCCCATCTGGAGCTTCCACTAAGTATCCTGCCTCCATAGCAGTAGCTGGAACTTGAGTATCAAAAGCTGATACATAGTTATCTACATCTGAAAATAAATCAAATGGTCCTGCTTGTCCGTCTATCGTTAATGTTATCTGTATTAGTGCCATAGTTATGGTGCTGTTGTGGTTGTTGTGGTTGTTTCTTGCAACACAATGTCTGTAGAATTAGTACATATACTAACTGTAGTATCGTTCTCTACTCTAACTATTGTAGTGTAGTCAGGAATAGTTGCAGTTAGATACCCAGATACTAAATCATCTTTTAAAACGCCAGTTTCAAAAGGATTGGCAAACCCATCAACATCTGAATAGAGCTTGAAAGGTCCAGTATTATTTCCTGCAACAGTTAGTGTTAATAATGCTTCCATTATGGGCAACAACTAGTTAATGTATTATTTATATCTATTATTTGTTGTTTCATAGCAGCAATATCTGATGTATTTGATGTTTGTTGATTCTTCAACACACAAAGAAGTTCGTCAATTTTAGACAAAACAACGTTTAAATCATCACATGGTTCTGCATTAGAACAAGGTAATGTTGGTCCATTGTATACAATAGATTTAGATAAATGTCCTGTGGTTCCACACTCATTAGTGTGTGTACTGGTACATCCACATGGACTATTCACCACCACTTCTGTGCAACAAGGATTTGTAGGTAAGTATGCCATTGTTTATAGTATTAAGGTATGAATATTATGTAATATGATCCAACTCCAGGTTGATAGTTATTATGTTCTCCTCCACCTCCAGTTGCACCAGGTACTACTGTTACATCTACACTTTGAGTTACAGTACTACTTTTTCCAACTGTTGCATCATCTGTAGCACCTGCTAAAGTGTAACTTCCATTTACAGTAGTAGAATATATAGCTTGAACAGCTGTACTACTTGTAGGAGGAACTACGGTAGCAGTATCATTTAAAGTTGCTACTTGATGTTCGTGACTTGCAGGATTTAACACAGCAGTTACTACATCATTGTGAGTGTGAGTTGGTATTTGAGCAGCTGTTAGTGTAATAGTATTTACACCATGAGTTGTATTTAAGTCATACGCAGGGTTACCTGTTACAGCAGGATCAACCTCTGAAGCCATGACAGTACTACCCATCGATGTAGCTCCTACAACAACTCTACCTCTTAGATCTGGTGTTCCATTTTGTCCATTACATAGAAAGATTCTCTCCCATACACCTATACCAGCTCCAGATGAATCAAATACATTTAATGATCCAAAATAAGGAACAGCAGCAAAAGGAACCATCCTATTACTGATAAGTTGTTGTTGTGGATTATTATTTAAAAAGTTAGCTATGTATGTATCTATGTCAACAATTTTTACATAGTTAGTGGTAACATCTGTAATAAAAGTATTTAATGACTGCTCAACATCACATAACTTTACTATCGTTCTTTCTAGTACATTTCTGGTGCTAGTATTATCAGACACTCCTGTTACACACAAAGTGTTGTAGGGAGCAGACTGTCCAGTTCCTGAAATACCGGAAGCAGACTCAAGATTTACTATTTGTTCATTTAGGTCACATATAGTTTTAATAATACCTGTAAGGTAGTTATTCAAAGATAATGGACTACAATCATCCAGATAACCCTGTACTACAGGACATATATCTGAGGGAGCGACAACAGGTTGTATACCTGTGCCATCAAGTGCAGAACCTAAAAAGGTAATCAAAGCCTGCTCTACATAAGATAGAGAGTCTCCATTTTTTATCCCTAATATAGGAACGTCTACACCTGTATATTTAACGCACTTGTCTGAGGTGATCTCAGTACAGCCGTTGTAACAGTTTGAGCAATTTTGTGTTGACATAATTTTATAATTTTATTTGTTCACCTTATGGTGAGGTTTGTTCGAATGTTATTGCAATAGGACCAGATGCTACATTTGTTACTGTAAATGTGACGCTAACAGGTCCTATTAGTGTTTCAGCAGCACCAGTGTCTGTATCTGATTGAGAAGTAGAACCTCCTCCATTACTATTTAAAGTAATTGTATCGTTGTCTCCAGGAGATCCTTTCTTGTAAGCCATTTCAGCTAAATATTGATGACCTTCAATAAAATACTCATTGGTATATGTACCATTGTCTGTAGGATCACTGCTTTTCTCAAAGAAAGTGTCTGCTAGAGTATTATCTGATACAGTACAGAAGTTTGGAGATGAACTATCTTCAGAATCTTCTATAGCAACTAGTATACTAGAACTTTGAGCAGCACTACAATTAAGTTTATATTTTAGTTTTGGATCTGTTGGACTAGCAAGTACGATTGTTGGAACTAATGAACTTGAACCACTTCCGTTAGGTGCTATAAATTCTACATCGCTAGTTGCTAAATTTACTCCACCAGACACAGTTCCTTTGTATAGTTCTGTTTCTATGTGTACAGGATATGTTGCAGGATTATTACTTGTAGTAATAGTTTGCTCTATTTTAGATCCTATAGGTGCATTAAATGTCCCTGTACCAGTAGGACTAGCTGGAGTAAATGTAAATGGACCCACTACTGAAACATTATCTACAAATATCTCAAGTGTTGAATTTCTCCATGCTTTAGTAGTACTAGGTTCTGTACCTTCAAATTCCCACGTCATTGTAACTGATGGTACAGTTGTAGTGGTTGTAGTTGTAGGTGGAACAGTGGTTGTAGTAGTGGTTGTTTGAGCTATATCCACTACAAATTTATATTCTGAACCACGTTGATAATTTGGAGGGTTAGGTATAAATTGGAATCCTGTATTCCCTGCACTACCAGGGAGAATTAAGTCAGGCCCATCTGTAAATTTCAGAACATTATCTACAAACATTTCAAAGGTAAAGTTTTGGGC